AAAAAACAAAAAAATTTATAATTAATTTTATAATTGCAATAATAATTATTACTATTGTTATTATAACATTATTATAGTTCGCTACGCTCACAGCGGCGAATAATTTTCATTGGTTTCAATCTGTTTTAAGACCTCTATTAATCGCGCGACAATATCATATAATTATAAATTAATTTATATAATTATAATATATCTCTATATATATATGTCATTAAAAAATATATTAGAAGACAATCAATACAATTTAATTTGTGGTAATCTTCAAATTAATAATCTACCCCATAAATTAGATAGTGAAATTATTACATATGATGTAATATCAGGATCGCTAGGATATAGATCTATTGGTGGAATAAGCCCAATAATTCCAGATCCATTTGTAGTCGGGCAAATTATAACTTCAAATATAATTACGAATGATATAATTATTAATAGTAATTTAATAAGTAATGTAAATATAATATCTTCAAATATAGTTTCAAATAATATAATATCTTCAAATATAATTTCAAATAATATCTCTTCAAATAATATTATTATTAATAGTAATTTAATATTAAACAATATACAGCAATCAACATTTGCAAATATATTGTATTATAATGTTAATGATAAGAAAGTTTATTATGATGTAATAGGTGGGGGTAGTTCTAGTAAAAGAGCATATTATGGTCTATTAACTAATTCAAATCAAACAATTACAAACATATCAACACTAATCGATCTTAATCCAATAAATACGAATTATAGTTTTGGCTTTACACCTGATCCTGTAAATAATCAAATAATTTGTAATCATAATGGTTTTTATATTATTCAAATTGAAGCTTCGATTACATCTCAAATCCCATGCACTATATATATTAATATGATCCAAAATTCAATCATCCAAAATAACATGGGAATTGCTCAATATATTAATGGCGGCACTAATAATAGATATAATATTATATCTACGTTTTATGATGGTTTTAACAATGGCGATACTATACAATTTTCAATTTTTCAGACGCCATTGACATCTGCGCCATTCCCTGAGCTATCAGTATTAACCCAATCTTCACCAATAACTCAAATTTATCCATCATTTAGAATTAATATAAAGGAAATATAATATTTTTAGAATAGAATAAAATATAATAATAATTATATAATGAGTATAAAAAATTTATTTCAACAAAATCAATTCATTGTTGAGGCGGGATTAATTAATACACAAGACCTATTGGTCGCAAATAATTCGATGTTTTCCGTTTATACATCTAATTTTACGACTGCAAGCAATACTTTAGAAGATGTTCCATTATCAAACTTCGTAGACGCGGGCAGTTTTTACAATGTTGGCTTTACACCTGGAAATACATCTATAACTGTAGAAAAACCTGGTTACTACCTCTGCACAGTCTGTTGTCATGTTTCTAAAGGCAACGTTGCGACCACTTTATTCGGCTTAGGTCTATATGTAGATGATGTAGTTACAAAATTAGTTTCAACATACGATCTAACAACTCTGGCTGTGGGTGATGTCGTCGAGGTCACATTTTCCGGAGTAATCACAATCAATGATGAAAATAGCGTCTTAAAATTAAAATGTTATTCAGCAAGTAATACATCTCAGATCGGAGGTGCAGTTGTTGGACCTTTATCATCTGAAGGTGTACTTTTCAGCTGTGTGCCTGTTACAAAAAATTAATTTATCATCTAATAATGGACCTTAACTAATTGCGCGCCAAATCCTATATTCTATAATTAATTTTATATATTAAAATATAAAATCAATATATATATGAGTATTAAGAATATTCTATCGAATAATTCATATGATATAATAACATCAAATATAGTAACCGGAAATATAAATTGTAATTATATTTACGCAAATAATATAATACATAATAATAAATCATTTTTATATTGTCAAAAATCTATTCAACAAATTATAGATAATAATCAAGAATATATAATTAATTTTAATAATACAATATTAAATAATTTAGATTTTATAAATAATAATACAATAGAATATATAGGTAATACAAAAAATTTTAAAATAGATTGTTCTATTAATTTTATTGAAACGATATCGTCTGGAATAAATAATATTATAGTAAGTATCTATAAAAATAATAGTATTTTATTAGATGCAAAATACATCACAGCAAATAATCAAATTGGAAAATATCTTCTATGTAATCTATTTTCATTATGTTCATTATCAGATGGTGATATTATTACGATTAGAACAAGGTCTGATAATGGCGATTTTATAATAGAAAATGGACCTAATAATATATGTTCTTCATTATCTATTGTAGAAATATAATATATTATAATATTATATGTTAGAAATAATACTAATATCAATAAATTTAGGATTTCAAATATTAGAACGAATTTTTAAATATACCAAAAAACATACGATAATTAAATCTGAATGCATGAATAATACGTTAACAATAGAAACAGAAATCGAAAAAAATGATAAGACAAATTAATTAATACAATTTATAGAATACAATTTATATGGTGATGTTCGCTTACGCTCTCATCACGGGCGGCGGATAATAATTCTTGTTTTACATCTATTTCTGGACCATAACAACCCAGCCCGCAATATCTATATAATTATATAATTTTATTATTATATTTAATTAAATTATAAGACCTAAAACTGATGTAGCTCCCAAAAAAAATAATCAATAGCGCCACACCTTCAATTTAATAATTCATTTATATAATTCAAATATTAAGCAATTGATTTTATATAATTCAAATATTAAGCAATTCAATTAATTCAAATATTAAGCAATTCAATTAATTTCTATATTATATAATTCAATTATTAAGTATTTATCTTAATTAAATTAATTTTATTAAGCATTTATATTAATTTTCATTTTATATAATTCAATTATTAAGTATTTATATTAATTTTCATTTTATAATTTCTATATTATTAATTTCTAAATTATTAATTTGTATTATATTAATTTGTATTATATTAAATTGTATAATTAAAATTAAGGTATGGCTCTATTAATTATTTTTTTCGAGAGCTACACCATTAAAAGCTCTTTTATTATTCAATATTATATTTGTATTATATATATTATTATATAGATATTGCGGGCTGGGTTGTTATGGTCCAGAAATAGATGTAAAACAATAATTATTATCCGCCGCCCGTGATGTGAGCGTAAGCGAAACATCACCATATAAATTGTATTCTATTAATTGAATTATTATAATTGTATTCTATAAATTGTATTCTATTAATTGAATTATTATAATTGTATTCTATAAATTGAATTATATAAATTGTATTCTATAAATTGTATTCTATAAATTGAATTATATAAATTGTATTCTATTAATTGTATTCTATTAATTGAATTATTTATATATTAAACTATAATATTCATTATTTATATATTAAACTTTAAATTGTATTCTATTATATAATTTAAAAAAACTATATAAAACCTAAATATTTTTTTATTTTTATTTGATAATATTTTATATAAATATATAGAATTATAATTGTTAATCTTAAATACATCTAAATCCCCCGCCCCCCCTTATTTATAGTTGGGGTTATTGTTTTTTTATAATTACACCTAATTACACCTTAATTACACCTTTTTATGATGTAAAAACATAAAGGTGTAATCATTTTAAGATGGTTTATCATCTAATTGCACCTTTTACACCTTTTTTTATATAAAAAAATATACAATAAAAATAATAAATTAATCTATATAAATTAATCTATAGGTTTAATATATTGAAAGTTATATTTATATTATAGAAAAATAATTTATCCAAAATCGGTGTAAAAGGTGCAATTAGATGATAAACCATCTTAAAATGATTACACCTTTATGTTTTTACATCATAAAAAGGTGTAATTAAGGTGTAATTAGGTGCAATTATAATATTGTTCAGTAATGGTCGCGCGGCTGCATATTCTTATTGTTTTCAATCTATTTTAAGACTTGCTAAATCCGCCCCCATTCATAAGTTATAATATAAATAATAAAAATATAATAAGGAGAGGGGAAAAATAAGGTTTAACACATTTAAAAATAAAATATTATATTATTATATAGATATTGGGGGCTGGGTTGTTATGGTCCAGAAATAGATGTAAAACAATAATTATTATCCGCCGCCGTGATGAGAGCGTAAGCGAACATCACCATATAAATTGAATTATTATAATTGTATTCTATAAATTGAATTATATAAATTGAATTATATAAATTGTATTATATAAATTGAATTCTATTAATTGTATTCTATAAATTGTATTATATAAATTGAATTATATAAATTGTATTATATAAATTGAATTCTATAAATTGTAATTAAATTTAGTTTTACAAATATATTATTATAATATATATATGAATAATAAACAATTTATAAATTCATTAACTGAAGATGAATTAAAAATTATTAAAACAATAACATACGATTATAATAATATAAATATTGTAGGTTCATTTAAAGATGAAAAAATAAAATTTTGGTCTGATATTGATGTTCGAGAAGATATTTATATTGATGTTACTAAATCAAAATACGATTATTATAATGATGAATTGAAAAATATATATATTCAAAATACTATTTCTGAAATTTTAACTGATATTATTTATAAAATAAATGAAAATAAAAATTACTTTATCACAGAGATCAAATTCGGGACCAATCTATTTATTCATGATCCATTCTATTACGGTTATATTGATACAGATGATAATATTTTATATGATTTTAATATTAAAAATATGAAGAAAAGATTAAAATTTTTAATTAAGAATAACATATTTAATAAACAACAATATAATACTATTATAAAAATTTTGAATAGTAAAGTTAAGAATGAAAAAAAATATGAATTGATCAATGATTTTATGATTAATAAATTACCATATATAAAAAAAATAGATAAGTATAGTCCATTATATATTGGTTATATTATGAATGGAATAATTTATGATTATGATTATAATAAAATTAAAAATAATATTTATTATTTATTTAATATTGCATCAAGTATAAATAAAAAACAATATGATGATTTAAATTTATTAATAAAGAAAAATATAAATATCAAAGATTGGGAAGCATTGGGTGAATATATAAGAAATTTGGACATCTTAAAATGGACGCCGAAAGAACTATTTGATGGTAAGAAATACTATGGTAAAGATGATTTTTATGAAATTTCAAAATCTATTGCTGCTGAAGCATCGTATAATAATATTATAAAAATTGATATTATAGCAGAAATAGATAATAGATTTCTTGAAATCTCAAATTATATTAGTATTTATGTTAAGAAAAAACCAAAACAAAAATTTTATATTTGGAATACAGATAAAATTGATTTTGAAAATGAAATAAAAGAAGATATTGAAAAATTATTTTATTCAGAATTTCATTATAAACCATTCAAAGGTATAAAACGTATGTATTCATTAGCTAAATTTAAAAAATATGAAGATGATATTATTTTATTTGAAAAATTTTTAGATAGCGATTATGGCCTTATTTCGCAAATAATAAGTAATATAGATACGATTATATTATTAATTAATACACAAAATAATGAATTTTTACCTTGGCAAAATATATTTAACAATATAGATCAATTCAAGCAAAATATTTATCATATATCTGATGTAAAAATAGATAAATTAAAAATATTTAAAACTATAGATAAAATAATAAAAAATAAAAATAAAAATTCATTACCTGAATTATTAAATTCTATAAAATTTTATTTACAAGATATTTTAAATATTAATTCTATTAATTTTATCCAAAATAATTTTAATGTTTTCCCTGATAGGTATCTACCCATAAACCGAAAATATAAGATTGAAAATTTAAAAGATATAAAAATTTTAGGTGGTTATTCGGGAGGCTATAGTTTGAATGAATTTATATCCGATCTTCCCTTTGAATTACACATGATAGATTTTTCACAATGGTTGCCAAGACGGTACAGCTTTTGCGGGCCGGGCTCAAAATTGAAAGAACGTCTTAATTCAGACGATACACCCAAACCATGGTCAGAACCCATAAATAAATTAGATAAAGGCTGTTATTATCACGATCTTGCATATCGTAATAATAATGATCTTTTAACAAGAAATGAAGCAGATAAAAAATTACAAAATGTCGCCGACGATATTATTTTAGATAGTAAAAATATTTCAAAATCCGAATTATTCAATTCTTATTTGGTTCAAAAAATTATGGATTATAAAGTAAAAAATAAAGTTTAAAATTGCGGGCTAAAAAATTAGGTCCAAAAACAGATTGAAACAATATTATTTAATCGCGCGGAATGATGAGAGCGTTTAGCAAACATCTATTAATATAATTTAGATATAAATTAAATTATAATTTATATATATATATAATGAAACTTGATACTGATAATATTTATTATAATTTTAATATAGTAAATGATGCATCTCAATTGCCATTAAATTCATTCCCGACGATTTTTGCATCAAAAGAAGAAAATTTGAATGATAGTTTATTAGAAAATCCGAGCGAGTTTTATATGGCTATAAATAGATTTAGTATATCTGGGAAATCCCTTCCTCTTATGGTCTTCCCGATTTTAGGTGGCTTATCTCAATCTAATCCTAATCTATCCCCTTGGACTATAAGCTTAAAATATCTAAACAATGTATATACTCGCCCTATCATTTATCTACCATCTAATGATCTACAAATTCCGCCAGCACCAAGTGCTAATAATGGTGTTCAAAAAATAGATCCTTATTATTATATATATTATTATCAAGATCTTGCTATTATGATTAATTCTGCATTATCATTGGCTTATAATGATTTGAAAACTGCTTTTCCCCTAGCACCTATAGGACAAGCGCCATATCTGGTCTGGTTATCTAATCCTAATAATATTTTTAGATTAATTGTAGATGAAGCTTTAGATGCAACAATAACACCAGCACCTAATACCGTCGAACTATATATGAATGAATTGTTAAGTTTAATATTATCATCTATTACAACAAAATTTTATTTAAATCCTCCTTTAAGTAACTTTAATTTAGTAAATCAAATTATTATCAAAAAATTACCGAATGGGGATAATGAATATTTTGTAAATGGAACAGCAACAACGCCGAATACGCTATTTATTGATCAGGAATTTTCGTCCATTTCATATATAAATTCAGTGAAATCGATCGTGTTTCTAAGCAACACACTGGGCGCGCAAAAAGAATTTATTGCTAGTAAAGGAAATGGTGGGACGTTATCAGGTCTTAGTATTGTTCAAGATTTCGAATTCGATTTTACAAAAGCCGGCAGTGTTCAAGAATATATATACTTTAATTCGAATGGTGTTGGGAACTACAGATTGGTAGATATAAAGAGCACTACGGCATTAAATAAAATTGATATTTCAGTCTATTGGCAAGATGCGCAAAATAACTTGTATCCGTTAATACTGTTCCCAAACACATATGTTTCAATTAAAATAATCTTTGTAAGAAAATCTTTATATAGAACGTTATGAAAAAGTTTATATAAAACTTTATATAAAAGTTTATAAAAAAGTTTAGATATTTAGATTTAATAATTTTAGATTAATAAATATTATAATAAATAATATATTATAATATATATATATAAATGTCAGCAAATATTGTGCCACTCGAATTAGTAAAAACTTCAGATCCGCTTTTAGACCTCAATAATACTCGAAAATACGCAGTCCTAAAAGGCGGAAGTGATGTGACTTATAAAACTTTTGTTTCTACGTCTTATTCAGACGCATCCTTGAACTTCAGCTGTCCACCCCCATCTCCCGCAATCTGCGTGTCGAGAAAGGTCCAATTAGAGTGCACCGTTAGATTTGTTTTCAGTGGTTCAGGTGCAGGTCTGGGCAACATCCTCCAGACAGGATACGACGGTCCACGAGCTTATCCCTTAAGTTCTGTTATGAACGTCTTAAATATGACCTTAAATAATACTTCTGTATCTGTAAATATGGCGGATGTATTAAGTGGTGTTATGCGATATAATAACTGTTTAGATAATAAACGAAGGAATTTATCATTAACCCCAACATATCAAGATCAATCTCAATCTTATGCTGATCTTGTTGGCTCTAATCGTAATCCTCTAGCTGCTTATTTTGATAGCTTAGATGATGGTGCGGAACCAAGAGGTGGTTTTAGATGTAATGTGGTCTCAAATACTCCAACTGCCGCAGTTGTCGATTACATTTTCACAGAGCCAATAATGGTTTCCCCATTCTATTTTGGAAAAGAGGAAAAATCAGCATTTATTGGTCTTCAGAATATGGACCTGAATATAACTTGGTTAAATAATCTCAGTCGTATGTGGTCTCGCGCTACTAATCATCCTCAAAATTTAACAAGTTTAACTGCATCTTTCGTCGCGCCCCCTAAATTATTCTTTAAATACTTAACACCCCCAGCTAATATGCTAATTCCAAACGAAATTAGTTATCCGTATAGTGTTGTGGACCGGTTTATGACTGAAGTTGGCAGTATTGCTTCAACAGCAGTTCAAACTGTTTCTTCAAATAACATACAGTTTCAAGGCGTTCCTGATCATATTTACGTCTATGCTAGACGAAGGAATTCAGATTTAAATTTTAATTCAACTGATACATTCCTATCGATACGACGTGTTAGTGTTAATTTTAATAATAGATCTGGTCTTTTAGCATCTTGTTCTCAACAAGACCTTTATCAGGTCTCAAAAAAGAATGGGTGCAATATGTCATGGTCTCAGTGGTCAGGTAAAGCAGTAACTAATGCGTTTGGTGTTTTAGGAACGGTTGGAAGTGTATTAAAATTGCGTCCTGGTTTAGACCTTCCTTTATCTCCTCTACAAGCCCCCTCGTCTCTAGAAACATTACAATTTCAAATAGACTGTGAATTAGAAAATGTTAATCAATCAGAAGCAATTAACGTCGTATTAGTTGTAGTTCCTGTATATTCTGGAACATTTAGTATTGTAAATCAAAGATCAATTACGCAAACTAATATTTTAACTAAATCCGATGTTTTAGATGCAGATAACAAGGCACAATTAAATTATAATGAGTTTTTACATCAGGCAGAGGGATCTGGGGACTTTATGGCCGATTTATCAGATGTCCTCTCAAATCCGTGGGATAAACTGATAAAGCCTGGTATTAGCGCTCTCGCCCCTCTTGTTCCTAAATTACTTGGTATGGGAGAGATGGAACAAATGAAGGAAGAAATGAAAGCTGGACGAAAAGGTGGTGCAAAATCGGGTGGTGAATTAATCGGGGGCAAACTTATGTCTAAAGCAGAATTAAAAAGAAAATTAAATATGTAAAATTTAGCGAAAAATTAAAGGTCTATTTTATTATGTAAAAAATAATGATGAAAAAAATTTTATGATGTAAATTTTACAATCATGATATTATTATGATATTTTTATAAATATTATAATAATTATTTATAATTATTTAGATAAATATTTATTTAGTATTTTCTAAAATTATATAATTTATACCATCTACAATATCGTAAATATTTCTTTTTATATCTTCTATTTTATCATTTTTAAATATTGAATACATACCATATAAAGATAGGATCGTAATTGTCGATTGCGGAATTAGATAGATTACGGAACCACAAATTATTATTTTGTTGATTATTTTCATATATATATATTATATAATATAATTTAATAATTTATAATATTGTTCGCTAATGCTCACAACGCGAGTTATTCAACTATATTTTACATCTGTTTTAAGACCTCTAATAATTCGCCCCACAATATCTATAGTTTTATTAATTTCGTAACAAGTAAATCGTAATTATCTATATTATATTTTTTTAATAATCTATCTAAAAATTTTTTATATTGATCTATATTATATTTTCTATATTTCAATCTCATTAAGATATGTCTACCGCATGTATTAATCCCTTTTTGCATTGATTGTAATTGATAATTATTATATTCAATTTTATATTTACTATTAATAAATAACCATGATAAATACGGAATTATATTATTAATGATTTTAAAAAGGGGTTTAATATAATTCAATTCATCGTCTGGTTTAAGACCATAACTATCAAAATGTTCTATTGTATTATCATCTAATTTTATTATTATTGTCCAATGCCCGTATCGTTCTCTTGTCTCATACAACAAGATAAAATATCCATCATGACCGAGAGCATCATCTATAGATTTATATTTTTTTAAGTCTTTATATAATATTATATTTGATTTTTTATTTAAATATTTATCAATATCAAAATTTGATAAACTATAAGAAATTTCATTTTTATTCATATAATATAATTTAGATATAATTTTTATAGAATATAGGCGCCTTTTTCATATACAACACACATTGGATAATTTTTGAAGACTGCTACCCATCTACTTTCTAATTTAAATATTTTTTGTAGGTCTTCTTTACCAACCCCACAGTAATTTTTCAACGCATAATTTATTTGATAACTAGAACCGCTTTTAGGATATACAACTAATATATGAGTTTCATTTAATATCGTTCGGCTCTCTCTATAATTTGTAATTAAATGACTAGTAATAATAGCGCTTATATTAAAATGGCGGCCGAGCTCTAATACGTCTGATTTTATCTGATTTATTGCTTTACGCTGTGCTTTATCGCTTATAGTATCTGTATCATCAAATATAATTAACGAATTCCTGTAATTTTCTAATTCTATATTATTTTCATCTGTTATAGTATCTATATCTATACGTATTGGATCTAATTCATCTAAGACTGCATCATCGTCTAATTTAGAAAATATATAAATATTTCTATCTGGATATAGTTGTTTGTATGCTTTACAATATTTAGCGGAAAAATAACTTTTACCACTACCACTCGCACCACATACATATAAAATTTGTCTTTTATTAGTCTCATTTGGAGGTATTACCTGTAAAAATCCATTGTTTAATGTGATTTCTTTTCCTATAACTTGATTATTATTTTCTAATAATTTATTTTTTATTTTATTTAATTCATCATCTTCAAGATCAATATTTTTATTTATTGCGTTTTTTATCTTATATATCTCTTGCGCTCGTCTTGTTTTATTTCGTTTTTGTAATAATTCATTAATTTCATCGTCATCTATATTTTTTTTTAATGCTTTATCTTTATTATCTAAATTATCATCTACATATAAAATCTCTTTATTATATTGATCTGTTTTAACAAATGCAGCAATAGATTTACCTAAACCCGAAATATTTAACATTTATATATATAATGAATATATTATATACGATAATTCAATAATTATAATATTATTTTTTAATATACTAAATAATATATTAAAAATTCTAATACAATAATATTTTGTTGTGCGCGGAATTGATTAGGTCCATTTTGTGATGTAAAACATTATTAATTAATCGCCGGCACATCATAAACCGCTTTTATAATTCCCAGTATTAATTCCTAACCCTTTATATGTATTTTTTTTATCATTGATAGATATTGGTTTATATCCAGATTTATCAGATTGTATATTAGTCTGTAATTTTTCATATAATAAGTTTTTGGGTCTTGGTTTTTCATTTAATTTAATATTGTCTTCATATAAATTTTCAACATCTCGTTTAATTATTTTTTTATATGGCATATCGAAATTAATATTATCGTATATTTGTTTTTGATTTTGATATAATAATTTATTTCCTTTAAGTATATCTTCATTTTGATATAAAATCGGTTTCATAGGATCTATTGAATTATATTTTTGAAAATCATCATCATTAATAGATTGAATATAAGGAAGATATTTCGCTAAATATTGTTTATATTCTTCTGCTACATCATATTTTATTTGTTTTTCATCGGATATTTTATTTTTTAATAATTCATCTACTCTATTTTTAAAATCTAAATTTATTTTATCTTTAGTTTTTACATCATTTAAATTAATAAGATTAGATAGCATTAATTTTTGAATAGTATTATTATTTAATGCATCATTATCATCTGTTATATTTCCGCCATATTGCGCAGATTTAGTAGGATCAATTCTATTTTTTAACTGTTCATTTATTTTTTTTGAAGTGTCTAAATTAGTATATTTACCTATTGTTGTTTGAAATTTCTTTAATTCCATTATTTGATCTTCATATTGTTTAATATCTTGTAATAATTGAAATTTTGGGGGTAATTTTGTTTTATATTTTTTTTTTTTTCCTGATTTCTGTAAAATATCTTTCGCTCTGACGATATCAGCATCTGTTAATGTTCCTTCTAGTAATTTATCAGTAATAAATTGTTCAATTACTTTTGGATCTATTATTTTTTTTTCCATTTATATAATATATATATATTATAAATGTCAGAAATTCATGCTATACAATTTAATAAATATAATTATAATTTTAAAGATATAAGTAAATGGCTTAAAGAACATAATTTAACACCTAGAAAAATAGAAGAAACAAAAAATTATTATTGGGTAAATATTAGACCTAAAAATAGATATAAAAAATTTATAGAAAAGAAAATTAAAGATGATATTATTTTAGTCATAGGTTTCCTAAATAGATTTTTACATATTTAATAATTGTAAATATTTATTTTTATTTTTTTTTAATTTACCTCCACATTGAGCACCGCCCGACATAGCACCGGCTGATTTAACACCGCCCGACATAACACCCCCCGATTTAGCACCGCCCGATTTAGCACCGCCCGATTTAGCACCGCCCGACATAGCAGCGCCCGATTTAGCATCTGATTTTTTCATCAATAATTTTACTTCTTCATATTCTTTACTCCCTTTTTTTGGTATGACATATTTGTCATTTTTTTTATTCCATTCTTTTAATGCTTCGATCCAATTCATATATATATATAATTATTAGATAAAATTATATTTATATTTAATTATCTATAATATTTTCAAATAATAAAATTTTGTAATCATTTTTTCTTTTACGATTTAAATGTGTCTTTGTTTTATTATGTTTTGATAATGAACATCTTGATATCTTCTTATCACACTCTATACACAATACTTTTTCATACGGATCATATCCATTTGAACAATATCTTTTAAAATTTTCTTTTATTTTTTCCTTATTTTTTTCATAATAGGCTTTTCTATATTGTTTAATATTTTGTGTTTTTTTCATATATTCTAAATATATTTATTTTTTTCGAATTTCTTTTAATTCTTTTGATTGATCAATTTTTTCATTTTCTAGTTTAATTGATATATCTTTTAATCTATTTAATAAATTAATTAAATTTTTGTGCTCTTTTATAAAATCACGTTTTGGGATTTTTATAACTTTTTTCTTCATATATATAAATAATTATATTTTTTTATTTATATTTATTAACTATATGAATTGTCGGCGGATTTTATGAGGTCTTAAAATAGATGACAAAAATTATGAAACAATTCGCCCGATGATGTGAGCTTTAGCGAACATCAATATTATTATGATATTATTAAATATTATAATAAAATTATTCATCTAATTCTAAAAGTTCATTTTGATTGTGTTTTTTTGTTTTAAAATGCCTGATTACATCAATAATTCTGCACATACATATTGGACATAGATGAGTTTTGAGTGTTTGGTTTTCATCAAACCTATTATTTAAATAGGATCTACGATTTCTATGATATTGTAACATGATTTTTTTTAATTTTTTATCTTTAACATTTTTTTTAATTTCTTCTGAAGTATAATTTTTATAATTGGATAAATCAATATTAATTAATTTTTCTTCTTGTTGTTTCATTATATAAATGTATAATATTTTATTTTTAAATGTCTTAAACTTTATTTTCCCCTTCTCCTTATTATATTTTTATTATTTTATATTATAACTTATGAATGAGGGCGGATTTAGGCAGGTCTTAAAATAGATTGAAAACAATAAGAATAAGCCGCCGCGCGACCATTACTGAACAATATTATAATTGCACCTAATTACACCTTAATTGCACCTTTTTATGATGTAATTATTAAAAATTACACCCTATACTTAGATGTAAAATGGTCTAATTGCACCTTTTGCACCTATTTTGGATAAATTATTTTTCTATAATATATAGAAAACTTTCAATATATTAAACCTATAGATTAATTTATATAGATTAATTTATTATTTTTATTGTAGATTTTTTTATATAAAAAAAGGTGTAAAAGGTGTAATTAGATGATAAACCATCTTAAAATGATTACACCTTTATGTTTTTACATCATAAAAAGGTGTAAAAAAGGTGTAATTAGGTGTAATTATAAAAAAACAATAACCCAACTATAAATAAGGGGGGGGCGGGGGATTTTTAGATGTATTTAAGATTTAACTGTTATAATTCTATATATTTATATAAAATATTATCAAATAAAAATAAAAAAATATTTAGGTTTTATATATTTTTTTAAATTATATAAAAGAATAAAATATATAGTTTAATATATAAATAATGAATATTATAAATTTTTGCGAATTTAATGGTTTGAAATATATGCCGATTGCTTACCATCTTGAAGATGGGAAAAAAAGAGTTTATGGTGAAAATAACAATTTAACAATTAAAGAAATAGATAAATATAAAAATTTAATATTAAAAGAAAATAATGAAAATAATAAAAATCATATTTTAAAAAAAAAAATTAAAGATAAAAATCAATATTTTATTGATCCTATACCTCCAAATTCTATAATAGCATATTCAATTTATTTAAAATATAGTTATTGTTATGTTATAGATATAGATGATCCGATTATTAATCATATAAATCAATTAAATAATGAATATGATATATTAAAGACCACGTCATGGTGTCGAGGTAATACAAAGGGGATCCATATCTATTTATGGTGTGAAGATATGCCTGAAGATATTAAACAAATAGATGTATTAAAATATCATAAAGGCGATTTAATAAATTTGAATAATATATGGGAAAATCAGAATAAGACGATATTTAACGGTGATAATATGATAATTGTAAAATATGAAGATATTAAACATTTATTGAAAGATAACATTGAAAATAATAAAAATAAAAAAGAGATAATAAAGAATGAAGAACATATTAAACCTAATATAAATGAAGAACATATTAAACCTAATATATTTGATGATAATGCTGATAAATTTTATAAATTATTAGAAGAAATTATTAATAATTATAAGGTTGAAAGATCTATTAATTATGAATTATGGAGAAATGTCGGTATGGCTTTAAAAAGTTTTTCAAATGAATATGATACATATAAAATTTTTTATAAATTTTCAGAAAGATCTAATTTTCATAAACAAAATCATAATTTTAAACAATCTATAGATCAATTTTGGAAAACATTTAAAATTGAAGGTCGGGTTTATAACTTTTTCAGCATGCTACGATGGTTAAAAGAAGATAATTTAATAATATATTATAAAATAAAAAATGAATATCAGGATCTATTGAAAAAAGAAGAATTTTATATAAATCCTATAGATACAGGGGATTATTTATTAAAATATGTATATAAAATTAAATCCGTAATCTTAAATGAAGAACAAAGTTTTATTTATATTTTTGATGATCAAATTAACATATGGCAAAAACTAAAATCGATTAAAGAATTACAAAGTTATATAACAAACTATTTAAAAAAATTTAATGATGAATGTGGACCTTTTGAAAATTTTAATGATTATTTAAAATCACATAATATAAATGAAATTGCCAATTATATATTTAGAATTACATTAAATAATCAATTTTACGAGCTATTAGATAATAATAGAGAAGTATTAAATTTCAAAAATGGAGTTCTTAATTTAAAAACTGGTGAATTTAGATCAAGAACTGAAACAGATTTTTATGTAGTATATGAAAATTATGATTATAATCCTAATATTTCAACGGCAATTATGAATGAATTATATAATGATTTTTTAAAAATCTGTAATAATAATGAAGATTTATTAAATGATTTTTTCCAATTTTATGGGTATGCTATTACTGGTAAAATAATGGGAGAAAATTTAATTCAGATTGGAAAAGGCTCTAATGGTAAGAGCACAATGTGCGATATATTACAACAATATGTTTTAACAAAATATATTGTAAAAACGGGAGGCAAAACGTTTGATAAAGATGCTAATGAAAATAATAAGTCAAAATTTACTGCAACATTATGCGATAGTAAAGCAAGAATATGTTTTATTGAAGAAATAAACGATAATAAATTTGATACAGCATTTTTTAAGATGTTATCAGGGTCTGAAACATTTGCTGGTAAAAGACTATATGAAAAAAATGAAAGATTAAATAATATTTATGCTAAATACGTAATTTTAACAAATGAACATCCAAATTTTGATAAAAAACAAACAGCAACGGAAGATATGGCTCTTAATAGAAGATTTGGAACATTAAAACATAAAAATAAATTTGTTTCACAAGAATATTATAATGAAAAAAATCGTATAGAAGAAAATTTATATATTAAAGATATTAATTTTATTAGTAAATATGAAAATGATGAGTATAAAAATGGATTATTACAAATCTTATTAAAATATAGTATCAATTTTTATAATAATAAAGGTTTAATATATAAGACAAATATTAAAGAAACATTTATAAAAATAAATAAAAATATAGACCCAGTTAAAAAATTTTTAGAAGATAGAACAACATATAATAATAATAGTAAAATTAGTAAAAAAACATTATATAATGAATTTCTATATTATTATAATAGAAAAACGAACATTACATTTGATATGTTTTTTAATAGTATGAAAGAATATAAAGGAAAATACTATACCGAATATAATAAATTAATGATGTATCAAAATATTAGAGGCGTTTATATAGGTATTGAATTAATCAATGATAATAATAATAATAATGATTTTGATTTATAATTAGAACAATTTAAATTATATAAAAATATCTTATACTTATATATATATAATGGAAATAATTAATGATTATAATTTTAAAACATATACATCAAAAGATATTAAAAAATTTGTTACTGATAAAGATAAGAGATATAAATATCTAAGATGGCATACGAATAAAAGATATTATCTGAAGGTGTTAAAACCAGATGATAAAATAATTAAACATCATTGTGAAATATGTAATAAAAATATATGTTTATTAGCAAGACATAATAAGAGTAAAAAACATATAGATAATTTAAATAAAATTAATCAATAAAAATTTATTATAATATTTAATGATATTATTATAATAAATATATGATTATATGATGTTTCGCTTACGCTCTCATCATAGCGCGCGAATAATTAATAATGTTTTACATCTATTTCTGGACCTAAACAAATTCGCGCCACAATAACATATGTTATACTTTTTCTTCTATAATTTTTGGTTTAATATCTTTAATTTTTATATCATTAATATCATTAGATTGTAATATTATTGATTTTTGTTTATTATATGTTGATAAATTCCCTTTTTTTGTTAAAGGCTTTTTTTCGCGCAATTGTAATTTTTTATCAACGTATTTCATTGAAGATGGTAATACAATTTCATATGTATTAAAAATAATATTTCCCATATTATCTTTTTTACCTGTTTTTATTTCAATTATATTATCAGCATGTTCGCTTAATTTAATAGATTTTTGTTTATTAAGTGTTTTAAGATTATTTTTAGGTGTTAAAGTATTTACTAATTTCATTTTATTATTTTTATTGATAAAACTCATTTTTTCAGGAACTTGAACAATATTAGCTGAAAAATCAAGAAGATTTTCAAACTTATCAAGATCAATATTTTTCTTTTTTGTTTTCGTTTTCTTCTTAGGTGTTTCTTTAGGTTTAGCTTCAAT